AAAGATTTTTTCATTAAAGCTATAGATAATGATAAAGTCTTTATGTCTCAATCTAAAATATGGAAAGAGAGGCAAACGACTAAGGTCGTTATACTAGATCAAAAAGCATATTGGATATCTAATAATATATTTTATGTTGGTGAAGCAGTTAATGGAAAAGTAAAGCCAGAGACTGGACAACCACTAGACACATCTAATATGTCAAAAAGAGAAATAGATAAGATGTTATTCATCCTGGATAACTTAAAGAATGGGAAAATAAATGATAGTGGCAGTGCAGGGAACCAATGAGTTTGATGATTACAATCTATTCCTTCGTGCTATAAGTGTTGCTTTATCTGGAATGAAAGAAGAAGAAAAAGATTTTATAATCTATTCTGTTGGTCCAACAAGAGTTAACTCTTTTGTTTCAGAGTTTTCAAACCTATCAGAGAGAGGAATGAAAGCCAGAGGTCGTAAGATAAAGTTTTATAAAGTTCCAGAAAATTGGTTATATGAAAATATGGAGCAAGTAAACTATTTTGCGTTTCTTAGTAAACCAAAAGAGTCAGTATCAAAACTAACAACTTTTGCAGAATCAAAAAATGTAGAAGTAGGAATATTCCGTTACTAATAGAAAGAAATATTATGATAATTAATTCATTAACACACATGGAAAAAATTGTTGCAAAACACAAAGAATTATCTTGGGTAGGATGGGAAGTTGTAGAACGCAAGCGATCAGATCTTGCAAGAACATCTCCAAGTGGTGTGCGTGTAAATAATGTGTGGTACATACAAAAAATCTTTAACCTTAATCGTAATGGTTGGGATATTCCAAACAAATATGGTCAGTAATGAAGCAGCATATATGGAAAGATAGTGCTGCATGCTTAGGGCTAGACACAAATATATTCTTTGATAAATATGAAGAAGATATTGATACTCGCCCAATAGTAGATTCAATATGTCAAAGGTGCCCAGTTTCAAAAACATGCTTTGCCGTTGGTGTTTCTGGCAAAGAGTATGGTGTTTGGGGTGGCGTTTTTCTTGAACTTGGTGGAATATCAAGAGAGTTCAACAGGCATAAATCAAAACAGGACTGGTCAAACACATGGCAAGCATTGACAATGGAAAAGTAATTGTATACTGATCAAATGCGTAGGGCTTTTCACTCTGTAATCCCTCCAAAAGGATTTACAATAGAGTTAATTGACAATGAACATTTTTTAACCATTAAACTAAACGAACATAAGTTTGCAAAAATGGTTCATGATGACAAAATACAGGCTCTTCAATATGTTCTAAATCTAAAAAAAGCGTTAGAGATGGAAGGCGCAATTGTTTTGGTTACAAGAGAGGCATTGCAGTGAGTATATTTATATCTATTGCTTCTTATCGTGATCCAGAACTACAATGGACAATAAAGAGCGCAATTGATAATGCAAACAATCCAGAAAATTTATATTTTGGTGTTGTATATCAGGGTCTTGAATCTGAATTGCCTGATTTATTATATGTAAAAAACCTATCTATAACTAAAATGCATCCAAAAGAAGCAAGAGGTGCTGGCTTTGCAAGATCAAAGGCAATGGAACTATACTCTGGCCAAGAACTTTTTTTACAGGTTGATTCTCATACAAGATTTCAACAGGGTTGGGATGATATTGCAATAGATCAACTAAGCAGGGCTAAAAATATTTCTGGTCATAACAAGGTAATGCTTTCATATTTCCCTGCACCTTTTGATCCTGAAAGAAATGGTGGTATGCACTTAATTAAAAATAATCCAAAGATCAAACCATATCCAACCAGACAAAAGTTATCACTAAACAAAAGAAAACAGTGGACAGCAGAAAGATTTGAATTTGAAAGCAAGACAAAAGAAAATCCAGAACTTTCTCAAACAGTTCTTGGAGGTTTTATATTTTCAGATGCATCAATCATAAATGAAGTTCCATATGACCCAGAAATTAGTTTCTTTGGTGAAGAGGTTTGTTTTGCAATGAGAGCCTGGACTAGGGGCTGGGATATATACTCCCCATCAAAAAACATAGTTTACCACTTTTATTCTCGTGGAGGATATGATAAGATATGGAAAGACAGAAACCTGCGTGGCATTTCTTGGAAAGAGTTAGAAGAAATATCATATAAGAAACAAAAAAGAGTTCTTTGTGGAGAAGAAATAGGTTTATTTGGTACTGGAGATGTACGCTCTATTCAAGAATATGAAGAATTTACTGGAATAAACTTTAAAGATTTTTACAGTTTGACAAACCTGTAATCAATTGGTACAATTAAGAAATACAAAGGAGTAAGATGAAAGATATTATTATTATTGTTTTAGCAACGCTTTCTGCTTGCTTTGCTATTTCCTATACACTTCTTTTTGTTAAGGTAATAAAATTAAAAAAGAGTTTATCTAAACTGTTTATTGAAAAAACTTTATTGCAGGAGTATGTTGAGTTAACTAAATCAATAGTAGACAAAAAACAGTTTGAAGACTCTGTTCATAAAGAAAACTTTATTAAGTTTCTTTCTGATTCTCGTGACTGGGCATACCAATATATTGAGGATGTTCAAGAAGGGTTATTAACTTTTGTTAATGGAATAGAGCCAGAGATTTCATACTTTGATGAGTATGGCCTTGTTGGAGATGCCTACCCACACTATCACTCTATGAAAAAAATATCACAAGAGTATAAAGAATTAAAAAAACTATTACCAGTAGAGGGTGAACAATGAGAGACATATTGCTTTCAGTATTAACAGGTTTTGGGTGTGGCTTAGTATTTGCTGCATTCAAATTGCCAGTACCAGCACCACCAGTTTTTGCGGGAGTCGCAGGAATTATTGGTCTATGGGCTGGATATGCTATACTAATTAAGGTTCTATCCTAGGAGGAAAAATGAACACAGAACAACTAAAGGCACTACTTGCATCATACGGACGTTCAGTCCTTGCATCAGGCCTTGCACTATACATGGCAGGCGTAACAGATCCAAAGGATCTATGGACTGCACTTGTAGCAGCAGTAGCGCCAGTGGCGATTAGAGCGATCAACCCTAACGATAAGGCTTTTGGTATCTTGCCAGACGCTAAAGAGGTAGAGAAGGCTCTGAAGGCTGCTAAGGCACCTGTAAAGAAGGTTGCTAAGAAGGCAGCACCAAAGAAGTAATATTTACTTACAGAATTGCCAGTCTAGAGATAGGCTGGCTTTTTTGTTTTATGAGTTAATTAAGTTTATGTATTTATCTCTTAATGACTCTGTTGAAAAATTAATAAACCCAAGATCAAATGCCTCTTGTTTAATTAAGTTATCTTTCTTTTCCATGTAGTCATCAAGTGTTCTTGCAAGGCTTTTTGCATCAACATTATAGACATCAATAATAGCCTTAGCCTTAAACTCATCAATCTTCTTTGCCTCTACTGTCCACTTATCTGGAAGTATGGCATTGTTTGGAGAAATGCGGGGCATAAAAACAGGTAGCCCACTAAGAAGAGCCTCATTCATAGGTAAACATAATCCAGCATACCTTCTAGGTAAAACCATTGCGTCATAGCCAGAGTATAAATCCTCTGGTTCTTTTGTTGTATTGGTCTGTATAGTTAATCTTTCATTAGCATTCTTAATACCTAAATCAGTTTGAGTTTTAATTACAACTTCGTAATCTCCTGTAGAATACTTAATCATCTCTATAACAGAATTAGTACCGTTTCTATCTTTAACTGCAGCCTTACCACCAATATGTAGTATACGGTTATGAAACTTTGATGTATTACTTTCTTTTGCATTCTTAAAGTTTTCATGGTTTGTTGGTGGTGGTAGATAAACAACCTTACATTTATCACCAAATTGTGCAACTATCTTTTCCATATTCCACAGGCTTGGTGCAACAAGAACATCTGGAAGTGACCACTCTGTATGTACAAGGTTTCCAAAGAACTCATAATTATATTGAAGTATTGTTTTAACTCCACGAGATCTTGCTATATCAATAAATCTTGGACTATAAAATGTTTCACAACTAATAACTACGTCAACATCTGTAATAAAGTTTGCTATCTCAGCAGTTGTTGGAAAGCCTTTTAGTGTAGCAGTATAGTTATATCCATCGTACCAATCAAAATGTTGTTTATTTTGATTAAAGAACCTTGAGTTAATAAGCATAACCTTATCAGGGTTTAACATATTAACCAATTCCCTGGTTTGATTACCAAGACCAGTGTCATCACATCTTGCAATTATTCCAATTCTCATTCAGAATACCCCCAAATAAGATCATCACTAGTGTACTTTCTTGTTCCTTGACGACCATCTAAGTGATATGATCTTTTTATACTTCCTTCTGGATGATATATCCACAACTTATGCTTATTCCATCCATCTTCAGAGAATACTCCATATGGAGAAATATCATCTTGAATTCTTCCATGCGTTGTATCTTCAATAAAAGCAAAATCTTCTACCTCTGCAAGAATAACCTTTCTATAGTATTCAACAGTGGAGAGGTGTGGTCTTTGGCTCCACTGAGATGTTTTCATAAATCCATCTTCTAATCCAAACATTAAGTGATTGTGTGGCTCAGGTATTGATGATTCAAAATGAAACCTTATTGTATTTGCTTTGCCATACTCAATCATATCTAAACACCTGTCCCAGTCAATCTCAACATCAGGTGTAAGTGGAGCATCTCCCTCAACATAAAGAAGGCAAGATGTATTGATAAGGTTAATAGTCTGTTTTAACATTGTGCTTTGATGACTATGCTTATCAAATATAATTGGCAAAACATTTTTATATTCGTGAAGACACTTCCATAAAATTCTATTTTTGTATTCATCGTAATCTCGTTTGCGATGCAACTGCTCTTTTCTTAATCCATCAATTTGCATTATAATTTCATTGTTAGGAAAGTGATGCCTAATAGATTTAATAGTCTCATCAATCATATCAGTGCTTGGGTGTGCTGGAATTATTGATGTTGCAAGAATAATAGTTACATCTCTTTTATGCATTTATTTGCCTCATAATCTTAATGCCTAAATCTCTTTTTTGTTTGATCCACCAACATACAACCTGATGCATATTATTTGGATAACGATCTAATAGTTCTGGAACTAATTTATTAAGTTCATTCCAGTTTGATACATATTTAAATGGAAGATTAATTCCAAACATGTCCTTATAAAAATCTGTTTGTATTCCTTTTGGATCTAGTGTATCTGCTACTGGTAGTGTCAACAACTCTATTGACTCAAAAAATCTAAATGTATCTATTACTGCTGCTCCAGATGGACATGGTGCAATTTTTGCACTTGCAAGTTTGGCATAGTAGTCTTTTGGTTTATCTCCTTGTGAAAAGCCTGCTGTTGGCCCATATAAAGAATTTTTTAGGGTTGGCATAACATTAGATAACTCTACCCTTCTTTGGTGAGTAATCTGTCCACCAAAATAAACATCGTATTCTTTTTCTTTGTATTCTGGAGCATTATCACTTAAGTGCTGTGGAACACCAATTGGCATTTTGTTATATGCTGCATGTTTTTTATGAGGGTATTGAATCCATATCTCAATATTTGGATGAATAATTTTATCTACGTCAAACCTAGCATTCTCATCTCCATTAATAAATAAAACAACTCTAGATATTTTACTTAATTCTTTAGACAGTATATTTTCATTTCCAGCAGTTTGAGGTCCAGGAATTACAACAAAGGCTCTTTCACTTTCTGGAATCTTTGTAACTTTTATTTGATTAATTTCGTACTTATCAAATATTTCTTTTATTAATCCATAGTCCCATTTGTCGCTTGCATAATCTTTTCCATCATGAGAATATAGATAAGCATTAATTTGATTCATAGTATAAATGAACCTCATGTTGATAGTCTAAAATTGTTTCAGTATATCCTAATCCCTTGATCCATTGTCTAAGATTATATAAAGACTCATCCCATTGCTGCAACATAAACTCTGGGTGTCCAGATAACCAAATCTTTGGCTTATGCTCTCTAAGCACCTTCTCAGCCCCTCCTAGGACCCTCCACTCACTGCCCTCTACATCCAAGGAAATGGAGGTAGGTGGCTTAATGCCATGATCATATACACAAGAATCTATGGTAATCTGACCATAGGTTTCTCCTTCAAGGTATAGTTCTTTGAATCCATGTGCTGCTTCAATTACATGGTTAACTTCTGGTGGCCACTCATTATAATATATTCTTGAAAGATTGTTTATCTTATCAGATGCAAACCCAGGAATACAGGCAAGTGGTAAGTCTAAATTATTTGCACTCCAGAGTAGAGGAAAGTGTGACCAAACTTTTGGGTTCGGTTCAAATACAACTACTTCGGCACCCCACATTTGACATAGAGCAGCAAATTCACCTTCTTCTGCACCAACATAATAGATTACATCGCCAGGTCCAAGATTGCTATGCATTGATTGCAATCTTTTTCTTTCCCATCCTTTTTCTGTGTACCACTCA